CAAGCACCGAGCCGATGTCGGTCTCGACCATCAGCGGCTCGGCCTGGTCCTCGCGGGCCAGCCGTGCCTTCGCTTCCTCGACCGTCTCGAAATCGCGTCGGAACGCGCTCATGGCTTCTCCTTAGAACGGGATGTCGTCGGAGCCGATGGCGGGCGCCACTGCCCGCACCTTGGCGGCCGGCGTCCGTGCCGGCTTCGCAGCACCCGCAGCAGCCTTCTGCTGTGCCGGCACATACCGCTTCACAACTGCCGAGACCTTGCCGGCCTTAGATGTGTAGTGGCTGATCTCCACCGTGACGGTTTTGTCAGCCAGGTCGCCGGGCGTCAGAGACAACTTGCCGTTGACCGGCAGGATGCCAACAGCATCAGCCAGTTGCTTCGCCCGCCACCCGAGGTGCTTCGGAATGTCATCGAAGACGAACTTGTACGCGCCGGTCGAGAGCCGCAGCTTGATGCACAGCCCGTCAGGGTTGGCATCCGACCGCTTGTACTCGTTCGGCCCCTCTTCAACGTTCCTGATCGTCATCGCGTGGATGCCGACAGGGACAATCTCTCGCTCCTCCAGCGTTTGTGTCGCCGGCGGAAAATCGTCATCGAGCATGAAGTCCATCTGATTCAGTTCCTTTCTTTCACTCTGTTTTGGTTCAGTCCGTTTCCGTTTCATCGCCGTCCACGAGTCATGCCACGCCACTGGAGGCCACCTCCGGCTCGATCTGCTGATGCCGCATATTCACAAGTGCGGCGAGCTGCTCGGCGGCCTCAGGCGACAACTGGCCTTCCGAAACCAGGACTTCCATCCGGTCGGCAATCTTTCCGAGCGTCCGCACAGACGTTGCCTGTGCGATGTGCTCGGCAATCTTGATTCCGAGCGGAACCTCGCCAGGCTGGCCGGCCCCTGTACCGCTGGTAGCGTCAGCGGTTCTTGCAGGCGTCGGCGCCGACGCCACAGGGGCCGGGAGCCCGTCCGATAGCCACGCGGCCAGCTGCTTCCCAAGCTCTTCGCCGGCCTCGCGGATGATCTGATCCTTGAGCCACGCGGCCCTGGTCTTCGTGATGATCAGCTCGTGGTCCTGCGTCACGTCTCCGACCACCGTGAACTCGTACTCCAGGCCGTCACGCTGGACCGGCTGCAGGCCGACCTTCCGTACCTGCGTCCGGCCGTTGACCTGCTCGATCACGTGCTCGACCTTCGACCTGAGCGTGCAGATGATGTGCAGCTTCGCGCCCAGGATCGCGTCGACCAGTTGGTTGTGGAGCGGCGTGGCGTCACGCCAGCCAGAGAAGGAGCCCCCCCCGGACCTTTTCGCCGCCTTGTCGACGAACTCCAGGATGCCGCCCTTGCCGGCCCACGCGTGGCTCAGGCTGTCGATGATCAGGACGCCGTAGCCGGCGGCCTCCGCCTGGGCGATCGCCTGGATGAACTTCTCGGCCTCGTAGCTGTCCAGCTCGAGGACGTCGAAGTCGAGGCCACGCTCGCCGCTGTACAGGCTGGCCGAGCCGCGCTCCGTGTCGATCACCGCCACCCGGCCGCCCAGGCCGTGGGCCACGCGGAGGGCCGTCATCGTCTTCCCGCTGCCGGCAGGGCCGATCAGGCCCAGCCTGAGTTTTGCCGCCGCCTTTGTCGCCTTCTTGAATGACATGTCTGCGTCCTTTGCTGATGGTGTTTGGAACCCGCTCCGCATCCTGCTCGGCGGGCACTGCTTTCCGTCCTTGGTCTGCGGCCTCCGGCCGCCTCCTTCCGGCCAACGGTTCCACCGCTGGCCGGTCCTGTTCAGTTGTTGACGTTCGTCACGTCCTTGGCGTCGACGGCCAGCCAGCCGCCGCCGACCTCGATGTGGAGCCGCCGGCCGTCAACGGCGAGGATCTCGCCGGTCCAGGCCCGGCCGGCTGTCAGGCCGTGCACGATCTGGCCCTCGCGGAACTCAGGCAGCACTGCCGGCACAGGCGTCTGCTCGTGGAGGGCGGCTGCGGCGGCCAGGTATTCGTTGTGGTGCGGGTCCATCAGAGGGGCTCCTTTTGGGGTGTGTGAGGCTAGTGAACAAAGGAACAGTTCATGAGTCAAGGGGCTGGTTTGTGTTCCGCTATCGCAACCATTTGTCAACAAAAAAACCGGCCGGGAAACCGGCCAGCAACTCGATCAGGTCGTGGACAGCGCGGGCCGCCGGAGAGTCTGTGCCGAGGTCCTGTCCGATGCGAACGAGGACGAGAGAATGAATCACGCGGTCGATTTGCAGTTTCACTGTGCCGTCCTTGGCTTCGCGGGTGTTTTTGCTGGCCGTTTGGCCGACCGCTGCAATCCGTTGCACGCGGACATTAGTAGCGGTATCGGAACCAATCGTCAAGTGGGATTAGCAAAAAGCCAAAAACTGAGGATCCTGGCTGCGCGGATGCGTTCAGCCGGCCTGGAATCCCTGCGACCGCTTCTTTTTGCGGCCGCTATCGGTCCGGTTCGCCAGCTTACGGACGTCCTCGATGTCGAACCACCAGATCCCAGCGTGTTCTTCGGTGCGGACACGCTCGTCGCGGGCCAGTCGACGCATGTAGGACATACTGCACCCGTAGGCCTCAGCGGCCTCGCTGCAGGGCACTAATTCCCGGCCATTCTCGTTTTTCACGGCAACCATTCCTCAATGGTACCGGCGGCGGTACACCGGTCAAACCGACCGATTTGTGGAATCCCCTGCCGGCCGCCCCGTAGGATCGAGACGGCCGGCGAAGTTTCAACGGAGAGGGCTCTGTTCCGCTATACTTCCGTACAGTACCCTATGTCGGGTGCTGGCTGGCCATGAAATCGCATGGAGGCGAGCAGCAAATGAGGTGTAGCGATGCTTGTACGAGACCTGTTGGAGCGGTACTCGCTCCTGATGAATCTGTCGGACCGTTCGGTCGTGCTGTATGCCCACTCGATCACCAAGTTCGAGGAGTTTCTCGGGCGGCCAGCCCAGATCGAGGACCTCGAGGATGTGACGGTGGCAAAGTTCCTGAAGTGGCGGGCCACCAACAGACGGGCCGGCCGGCAGATCAGCATCCACAGTGTCACCAAGGACCGGAGCCAGCTGCTGGCCCTGTGGAACTGGGCCTGCCGTAAGAAACTGCATCCTGGCGAATGGCCAGGGCTGCCGCGACAGAAGAAGGTCCGCAAAACGCCGACGGCCTACACGCTAGAAGATGTCACGCGGCTCGTCCGTGCGTCCAGGCGTCGCCGCGGCATGATGGGCGGCAAGCCGTCCTCCTGGTGGTGGTCCACAGTCATCCAGGCGCTGTGGCAGACAGGCGAACGCTGTGGAGCCCTCCTGGCGGTCCGCTGGGGCGACATTGACCTGGAGGCCTGCCGGATCACGTTCAGGGCTGAGACGCGAAAAGGGAAGCTCGCAGACGCCGTCCGCGCGATCACGCCGGAACTCGCGGCCGAGATCGGCAAGCACCGCGGCCACGAGAACTGCCTGGTGTGGGAACGCCGCGGGCATCTGCTGTCGATCTACCCATCGCTGCGGATTCTGTGCCGTACGGCAGGCGTGACGCCCCGCGGGTTCCACGGCATCCGGCGGGCCTCAGCGTCGTACGTGGCGGCTGGAGGAGGTGATGCCACGGCCCACCTGGGCCACGCCGACCCGGCAATGACACGGGGGCATTACCTGGACCCGCGGATCACGGAGAAAGCTAAAGGTCTCGACTTCCTGCCGCCGCTAGATCTCGGATGACGCCCGGCCCGCCTGGGCCTGCACTCGCCACCGCAGCTGCTCCACCGTCCCTGAGTTGTCGACCACCAGGTCGCAGTCCTCGGGGCCTACGGCACGGTCCGACACGTGCTCGCCGCAGGTGACGCCTGGCCTGTCCACCCACCAGACCTGGCCGCCGAGCTCGCGGACCATCGCCACCTCGTTGGGGAACCGCACGTCGCACACGGCGACGATGGCGGCCCCGGCCTGGCTGGCGTCCTCGATCCGCTGGCGCGCTCGCACAATCCAGATGTCCTCGCGGACGAGCTCGCGACCCCACTCGGTCCCGAGCGTCCGCAGGAGGTCTCGCGGGCTTTTGCCGATGCCGGCCATCGGCAGTTCCTTGGTGGCCCTGGCCCGCAGCTGCTCCTCCGTCACGCCCAGCATGGCGGCCAGCCCGGCGTAGAGCGGATCGGCAAACCCGATGACAACGCCGCCCAGGGCCTCTGCGGCTGCGTTCTTGCCGCTGCCAGCGTAGCCAGCGAAGCCGATCACCTGCGTCGTGGCCCGCGGCCGGCGGGCCTGCTCGAGCTCCTGGACCAGGGCCTCACGTTCCCAGAGCAGCCGCCGCACGTCCGCAGCCAGGCTCCCGGTCGTGCCGGTCCACTGGGCCATGTACCGGTTCGCCCGGTGGCGGGCTTCGTCGATGTACTCTTCCGGCAGCCTCATCGCGTCCCCCGGAGGTCGCGGTCGCAGAAGATCCGGTAGGCCTTCGTCATCTCGTTCCGTTCGTGGTCGATCACGACAGCGGCCTGGCAGGGATGCTCCCCCCCCTCGGCCTTGATCCGCACGCTGTAGGCCGACGGGCCGATCACGCTGCCATTGCTCACGTAGTTCCTGCCCACGCTGAACTGGTGCCAGTGCCCCAGGCACGTGAGGTCGGCCCGCCTGGTCGTGTCCCACGCGGCGATCGCCTTCTTCAGCGGCACGTGTATCCCGCCGATGCCGCCCTGGAACCGCACCGCGTGGCCGTGGCAGAACCGCACGACGAACCCGTCCAGGTCCAGGTAGTTCAAGTGCCCCTCGCCCACATGCCACGCGACGTTCTTCCTCCGCTCGGCCGCACGCATCGTGAGGTAGAGGTGGTGCTCGTAGCTGGTGTCGGCCTCGTTGGTTCGTAGCTTCTCGGTAGTCCGGCCGTGGTTGCCGCACGAGGTGGCAACAATGACCGATTTCGTCCGGTCCGCCACAGTGTCGATGAACGCCCGCAGCCGTTCGCCGATCCACCGGATGGCCGCCAACGGGTGGAGCGAGTTCTCCTCCGCCAGTTCCGGGTGGATCATCCCGGAGATCATGTCCCCGCCCAGCCAGATCACGACGCGGTCAATTCTGGCCAGCCGCCGCTCGTGCTCAAGCATCGCCAGGAATCGCTCCTGGAGCTCGGCCAGCCGCTGCTCGCAGACGTCCAGGTCGAAGCTGTTTGTGTCGTTGACGGTCTCGGCCCGGACGGTCTCTTCGCAGTGCACGTCGGAGACGAGCAGGAGCATCGTGGCCGGGTGGAGCTTGCCGCCGGCCTTGCCGGCCGTGCTCACCGGCTTCGCGGGCTTGATTCCCTGGAGCGAAACAAGCGTATCGGCCCGCTCCCGCTCGCGGTCGATCTGGGCCAGGGCCGCCTTGTACCGATTCCGGTACGACGCCAGCTCTGCCCGCAGCCTGGCGAGCTCGGCATCTGCCGCCAGCCGGTCCGCAGTCGCGACAGACTCAGCCACTGCCGCCGTCAGGCCTTGTGCTTTAGCCACGCGATTACTCCCTGTTCGCCGATGTCGGCGATGCCTTTGGCCTTGATGTGCGCCACCACCGCCCTGGCCACCGGCCGCATGTGCGGCCCAAGCTCACCCGCCCGCCAAGCCGTCAGCAGATCATTGAGCTCGGCCACGTGGGCCTGGTCGACACGCTCCCACCACGGGGCGAATCCTGTTCTCCTGTGCTGAATCGTCGACCGCACCACCTCGAGCAGGCTACCGCTTGCGTCTGCCTCTGGCTTCCTTGCCACGCGACTCCTCCTTGGGTTTCTGCGATCGCTTCAGATAGACCCAGCCATCCTCGTCTGGCGTGGCCATCACGGGCACGTCGTCGTCGTCGGCCAGGTCAGGGCTCAGGATCACCTTCGGCGGCTTTCGCCCTCGCGGCCTCTTCGCCATGGTTAGCCCTCGCTGTACACGGGTCAACTGCAGACGAATACGGCATCACATCGCGTCGACGAACCCTTCCATAGACGTCCTGGTGGTGGCCCCGACGGTCCACACGAGCCCCCAGCGGTACGTTCCCGGCCCGATGGCGGCAGTCTGCGTGTCGGTCAGGGAGATGTTCACCTTCCCGGCTGCGGCGTCCGGGATCGTCGTGGTGAACGCAGCGACCTGTGCCCCGGTGACGACCGAGTAGACGGCGGCCGTGGCCGTATGGTTGGCCAGCGAAACGTCGAAATCGAGTAGCGCCGAAAAGTCGTTGCCGACGGTCCACCGTAGGTTCAGCGGGGCCGGCAGTTGGTCGTATGTGGCCATTAGAAAGAGCCTCCGTCCAACGTCACCCCGTCGATCGTTCCGCCGGTGATCGCCACGCTGCCGGCGGACTGGGTGGCCATGCTGCCAAGGCCGAGATTCGTGCGTGCCGCAGCGGCGTCGGTGAGATTCGACAGCGTCCGGTCTGCCTTCGAAGCGATGCTGGTGGTCACGGTTGTCGAGAAAGACGCATCCGACCCGAGAGCGTCGGCCAGCTCCTTGAGCGTGTCGAGAGCCGCCGGGGCGGCATTGATCACGTTGGAGATCGCCGTGCTTACGCTGCTCTGGGTTGCATATGTGCTGGCCGCCGTCGCTTGTGAAAGGTAGGTCGATGCGGCGGCAGAAGTCGTCAGGTAGTTCGACAGGTTGGCGTTGCTGATCGCAGAGTCGACATAGGTTTTGAGCGCAAAAACCCCGGCGCCCGCGATGGCCTTGATCGTCGTGGCGTAGCCGTCCTGGCCCAGGCCGACGCCGATGTACAGCACGTCGTCGACCTCGTTGTAGGCCGGCTCGGCGTTCCTGAGTTGGGACGGAGCGCCGGCGTTCCCGGTCGTCCGCCGCTTCAGCCTGATGTCGTCTGCCATAGTTGTCGCTCCTTAAAAGTTGCCGCCGTTGAGGTCCATCGGTTGGTTGCGCCACTTGTTCGATTCGTACCGCAGCACGTCGCCAGGCTGGGCCGACACGATCTCCACGTTTGACAGCTGCTCAAGCGGCCCGCCGCTGGTGCCGGGCGGCCCGACTCCGCCGGACGCGGTGACGGTCGTGCTCGAGCTCGTGACGGTCGCCGAGACAACAGCCCCGGAGACCGTGGCCGCGATCGGCTGCGATGTGACGGTTACGTTCATAGTCTCACCAATAGCTCAGGATTGCCTTGCCAATCGCCCACCGCATCGCCGCCGCTCCGGCGCGAGCCGATAGCACCAGCGCGGCGGCACCGGCTGTGGCGAGGGCGGCGAGGAAGATGGAGGTGCGGATCATGCGTCGGGGAAAGCTGCCGTGGGTGGCGTGAACGTCGTGCCGCTTGGATAGCGGCACACGCCTTTTGTGATTCGGAACGAGTCGATGTAGTCCTTCAAGAACCCGTCCCCGCCGTCCCATCGCGCCGACCCGATTCGGCCGTGACCGCCTTGCGTCAAGTCGAGCGTCCTGCCAGCGCCAACGGCCGTTGACGCTTGCTGCACGCCATCGACATAGGTGCGGATCGTGTTTCCGTCACGCACGACGGCGACGTGTCGCCACTGATTAAAGGAGTACGCGCTGGCCGTTGAGTGCAGCGGGTCGCTCGGATTCCAGAAGACGCCGAATCGCTGCGGTTGTCCGCTGTTGTCATAGCGGATCGACCACGAGCCCGACTCAAAGCCTGCCGTGCCGTTGGCGATGTAGGTCGGATACGGCGTCGACTGGTCCGTGCAGAAGGCCCAAAACTCAATCGTGAACTCGCCAGCCCCGAAGTCGAACGAGGCGTGGTCTGGGATTTCCAGATAGTCGCCGTCGCCGTCCAGATACAGAGATGCGCCGCCAAATCGGCTCTGCGTGGTCGAAATAGCGGCGTTCCCATACCGCGTGATCGCGTGGCCGTTCAGCGACAAGTCGGTAAACGTCGTGCTGCCGTTGCTGCCGTCGCAGTGGAGCAAGAGGGAGACATTTGAGAAATACGGATCAGTGGGAACACCCGGCGTCACACTGCTCGTCGCCGTCGACCAAGCCCCTTGCCCAACGCCATTCACCGCCGCCACGCGGAAGATATAGCCCGTGCCGTTGGTCAGCCCGGTCACGGTCGCGCTCGTCGCCGTCGAGGTGCCGTCGCTAAACGTCGTCCACGACGATCCGCTGTTGGACGAATACTGAACGACATAGTCCGTGATCGGCGTCACGGAAAGCACGCTCGGCGCAGTCCACGACAGCGAGACCTGAGCATTACCAGCGGTTGCCGTGAGGCTCGTCGGGGCGGGTGGCAGGAACAAATCCCAGCGAGAGTCAGAGCCGCCGCCTGTGATGGTCACGGGGTAAGTCTGGGCGGCGGTGTAGGTGCCGGTGCCTGCGGCTACTGCTGGCGGCGTGAAGTTTGCCGTAAACCTCGCCGTGCCTTTTGTCACGCGCAGGTCGTCCAATCGCCCATTGAGCGAGAACAGATACGGGTGGGCGTTCAGTTGACCGATCCACAGGTCGGTCGTTGCGCCGGGAGTCATGTCGTCGCTGTTTGTCACGGTCGAGCCGACTTGCACGCCGTCAACAAACGCGCGGATGCTGCTGCCCGAGCGAGTCACGGCAACGTGATGCCACTGGTTGAGATTAAAGGTCGCCGTCCAGTTCAGGTCGGTCGTGCCTGTGTAGACGTTGATAGTGTTGTATCCGCTCGACGTGCCGTTGATGCGTAGCTGCCAGCCTTGATTCCCGCCCTGCCCGGCGGGGTAGGTCGCCATCAAGCAGGCACCGTATGCGCCGTCAAATGACGCCGAGGCAGCATTGAAAAACACCCACGTTTCCAGCGTGAAGTCGCCGGGGAACGAAAATCCCGCACTGCCAGCGACGCGCAGGTAGTCGCCGGTGCCATCGAACGCCAGCGAATTGCTGCCGTACTTCGCCGTCCCTGTCGCCGCCGCATTGCCGTACGCCGTTACGCTTCGTGCGTAGCTCGACGAGTCCGTCAGGTCTCCGTCGCCCTTCAGAAGCAACTGCGTCTGGGTCCAGAACTGATCCCCGCTCGCCGGTATCGTCACGCTGCCCGAGAGCGAGCCGCCGCCACCTGTCGCAGCCAGCACGCCGTCTGTGATCGTGAGGCCCGAGCCAACCTTGACGCCGCCCAGCAGGGAGGCGGATGCGGTCGGGATGGAGCCGCTCCCGCCGAGCGTGATCGAAACTAGTTGGTTGTTCGCGTCGCGCGTGAACAGCTTGCCGTCGGTCCAGTTCACCGCCATCTCGTGCTGCTCGATGTCTGGCGTGTTGCCAGAGACAACCGGAACGGCGTTGGCGGTGTAGCTGCGTTTGGGTTTGATTTTGTTAGGCATGTGTCACCTAGCTCACAGTGAGAATGGCCGCTTGGCTGTTGACCGTAGTGGCACCAGTGGCAGACGCAGAGACCCGATATCGCTTGCCGCTGTCCGCTGTCGTCAGGCCAGAGAGCGACAGGGTCGAGGTCGTCGCCCCACTGATATTCGTCCAATTCGATCCGGCGTCGGTCGAGAGTTGCCACTGGTAGGAGATTGTCTGGCCGCTGGAAACAGACGCAGTTGCGGTGAACGACGCCGAACCATTCACGGCAGTGACGCTAGCAGAGGCCAGTCTCAGGATGTAGTTGTCACCAGAGGTCGCAACACTTCGAGTGGTGAATAGCGTGGATGACAACGCCGTTACTGGCTTCCATGCGTCGGACGCTGGCAGCACACCGAGCGTCCACGACGTGCCGTTTCCGCTCGTCCACACATCCGTGGATGACGTGGGGGCCGTGGCCGCAAAAAGCCCCGCAGCGTAAGTAATCGCTGCCGAAACAAAATTGACGGCGTGAGATGTCCAAGTCGATCCGTCGGTTGATCGGAAAATACGAATCACAGAACCGTCTCCGCTGGAAGCTGAGACGACGAACATCCCATTGCCGAACGCGATCCCGCCTGTTGACTGCCCCGACCCAATCGACGGCAGCGACACAGACGACCACGTTATTCCGTCGCTGCTGATTGCTGCGTGCGTGCCGCGAGGAGCCACGAACAAGCCATTCCCAAACGCTACACCAGAGTAGACGCCAGCCGGAATGGTTCTGTCTGTCCAGTTTGTCCCGTCGCTGGATGAACTGAGATACGCTGTCGAGCTCGCCGTAGCACCTGGCAAAATCATCACCCACAGCCCCGCGCCGTAGGTCATGTATCTCCTCAGCGGTTGCCCAGAATAATCTCCTACAGCGGACCAGTTCTGCCCGGCGTTTGTTGTCAGATAGAACGGGCCTTCGTAAATTGCGATCAATGCGTGCGTTCCGTTGCCTGCTAACTGCGTCGATTCTGCTGTTGGTGTAGTATATCGAGTCACGTTTGTCTCTTGCGCTGCAACAGACCACGACGAGCCAGAGTTTGCCGACTTATAAAGCTGGGTCTTTGAGGCGCTGCCGTAGGCGATCGTGTAGAGCGTACTACCAAGAGACACGACGCCGCCGACGGGCTGAATTGTGGAGTTGTTCGCGTCTGGCGAAAACGTCGCCTGCGACGCGGCCCAATTTCCGAATGAGTACGATGTAGACGCTGTTTGAGATTGCGGTTGCACGCTGAACGTGATTCCGCCGAGAATCTCGCCAACGTAATTGCCACCGTCCACGGCGTCGTTTTCGCCGAGCCCGCCACTGGCCGCAATCGTCAACGTCGAGTTGGCCGACGTGATCGTGACGTTTCCACCAGCCGCAAGCGTCAGCCCGCCCGTGAGGTTGTTGAGCGAGGTCACGTATGGGTGGTTGTGCGCCGCAGCAGCCGCCCCCAGCGTCGATAGGGAGGGCAGCGTGTGAACGTGGTCGGCCCTGGCTGCGAGGTTCGACGAGCCAGCCGATGCCGTGCCCAGATTCGATGGCGTGGCGTCAGAGAGCGTGAGGTTAGAGCCGCCGCCTGTCGCCCCGGCAGGGATGCCAAACGCCAAGGCGACGTTCGAACCGCCATTGCTCGTCGTCGCCGTGACCGTGGCATCGGAGCCAGCGGAGAGCGTCGTGGCGGAAGCTGAGAACGTCGGCGTAATGCCGTTGGCTCCGGTCGCTCCGGCCGCCCCGGTCTGGCCGGCCGGCAGGCCAAAATTCAACGTGAGGTTCGCCCCGCCGTTGCTGCTCGAGCTCGTCACCGTGGCATTGGAGCCAGGAGCGAGTGTCGAGACCTGGCCGACGGTAATCGTCGTGGAGGGCGGCCCCTGCGGCCCCTGGATGCCTTGACCGCCTGGCGTGCCGGCCGGACTCACGCTGACAGCGTACGAGCTCGAGCCAGGCGCCACCGAGACGCCGACCTGGTCGCCCGACGTGGCGGCAATGTTGAGGCCGCTCTGGCCGTTTACCGTGACGGTAATGCTCACGGGAGCCTCGCGACGAAGTCCCCGGAAAGAACCGTCAGCGTGAGATTGGCAGAGTCGCTCCACCGCAGATACCAGCGATAGCTGGTGGCCGGGCTCAGGTTCGCCGTCTGGGACTCGTTCAGGCCGAGCGAAAGCTGACCAACGGCCAGGTTCACGGGCGACACGGTCAGGTTGGCGGCCGTGGTTCCGACGGTATAGCTGCCGGATCCGAACCCGCCGTCGGGGTTCGCAAACGTCGGCACGAAGACCCTGGCGTCAAACGTGTAGCCGGCCAGGTTCAGCGGCGTGGTCGTGTTGCCACTGGGAGCCGTGAAGTTCATTCCGACGTTCAGTTCGTCGCCGGGGATCATCGTGATCGACAGCTCGGCCGGCGTCTGGTTGTACGATGCCACGGGCGGCCCTCCTGGCTGGATTCAGGCCTCCGATTGTGGCTCTGGGCGTTCATCGTGGAAGTCAGGGGCCGGCGTCAGTTCCGCCCACTCGGCCCCACTTGCCCGCTGGGCACTCTTGATCCGCCCACGACAACTTGCTGACGTAGCCCGCCGACCGTGCCACCGGGCATCCGCACAACTGGCAGGCGTTGTCCTTGAGGTGCTCGCACGTCAGGCAGATGTCGTGCCTTCTGATGATCTCGGCGTCATCGCACATGGGCATCCCGGCGGCGACGTGCGAGACGGCGGCGGTGGCGAAGTTCTTGACCTTTGTGAGGAACGAGGGAGCGTCGTGGCGGGTGAGGTCGTGGGTTGGCTGCGGTTCGTAGCCGGGCTTCGGCGTGCGTGGATAAAACTCGCTCTCTGTGTCAATCGTCCACTCGTCGCCGTCCTGCGAGACGACGCACGGCATCACCTCGTCGAGCGTGTAGCCTCGCTCGACGCAACGGGCTGAAAGATACATTCTGTGGCAGGTAATCATGGCAATGGATTTGGTGCTGGATAGCAAACGAACTTCTGTGAACCGCCAAGCCCGGTCTTTTCGTTCACCTCAGCGCACGACACGCACGGCGTTGTCACCCACATGCCGCCGCTCGCTTCGCAAGCCGATTGCGTGGTAACTGGACCGCCTGCCTCGCTGCTGTACGACCGGCACTGAGGAAACGATTGCGCAGATGGAAACGAAGCGAAGCCGCCGCTCCAAACGATGTCTTTTGCGCTCCATGTGCCAGGGCCGCAACAAAAGCCGGCGCTGCCGCTGCACGTCGTCCCCACGCCCCTGAATACTGGAACGAAAGCCGGCGGCGTATCACTTGGCTGGCAAGGGTACGGAGTGCCGGGAAGGTTGGCATCCGCCGCGCACCCTTTGCAAGGCCGCCACACACCGCCTCTTGCGGCACACTCCGCCTCTGTTCCTCCCCGGCACGCTGGGCCAGTGATGCCAAACACCGTCACTATGTCTGGGCCGCAACACGAGTTGGTCGCACACTTGCACTGACACTGCGGCTTGACGCTGCACGTCGTGCCTTCGCAGCACGCGCCCTCTTTACAGGCTTGCAGGCAGTCGGCTTCGGTGGCGTAGGACGTGCTGCCGCTGACAGACCGGGTAGATGGCACCGCAGATGACTGATAGCACGGCATATATTCACGCAAACGAAACAGCGATAGTAGCGGAGTTCGTTCCGGTTTCTTTCACCGTTGTGCCCGCGCCAGGCCACGCGGGCTGAAAGGTTACGGTTGCCCCTGGCGTCAGGCTGACGTTACTCCAGTTGTTATATTGCGATGCAGAGCTTACGACCGATGCAAACCCGCATGGCAATTTGACGCCACCGTCAGTGCTGACACCGAACGGCCCTGAAAGAGTCACCGTGCCAATAGGCCCACGAGATGACGGGAAGCCACTAAAGCAGTCGCCTGACGGACCAATAAAAAACCCAGACGGCCCGCACGTCATTTCCGACAGTTCTTTGTAGACTGGCGTTGTTGCATCCGTGCCAGTGAGGACGAAAGAAACAACGCTGTAAGACAGAACAAGCGTCCAGCTTGTTGGGCTCGGGAAAGACAACGAAATCGACGCTTGGCATGTCCCGCCCGCGGAAGTCGCAAACGTGTGCGACCACGTTCCGTTGTTTTGCTTGTTCAATGAAAACGTGCCAGCGAGCGATGATCCGAGAAACCCGACGGACGAGTATTCTCGGCGGACCGGAGAGCAGAAACCGAGCGACTGAAATGCTTGTTTCAGGTAATCGGACGCCCCGATTGTCACCGAGACTGAGTTTATAAGTTCATTCATGCACGCTTCGGCCGGGCAGCAATACCACCCGCCGCAGCACCCGCAGTTCTCTGCGATCTTGCCGTCCTTAACGATCAGCGAGCCGTTTTTGGTGGCGAGTGTCATGTGCAGGCCGTTGTGGAGAGCCAGACAAGCTGGCCGCTGGCGTTATGGGCGAGCACCTGCTGGGCGGAGCCGCTGTAGCCGGAGAGGTTGGTGAAGTCCCACGCCACGAGCACCCACTCTCCGGCGACATATGAAATCTGGCAGGACATGGTGCCGGACGGTAGAAGCGAGGCCACGTAGTTCTTCGCCTCGTAAGTCACTGCCGACAGCGTGGCGTCTGTCACAGTCTTCGTGCTGCCCTTGGACCAGGCCCCGGTGAACGTGCCGCGGACCAGGGCGTCGTCGCCTGGAGCCCGCTGGGCAACGGCCGCACCGACCGAGCGGTCGCCCTTCTCGACGGTCACGACGGCACGTGCGATCCGCTGGGCGGCCTCCGGCGTGAAGGTCACCTTCCGCCCAGATTGTCGTGGGGGCTTGGCCATCAGCCTGGAGTCCCAAATACGGAGAAATCGGTCTCCCGGTACAGCCGGAACGTCAGGGCGTCGGGCTTCTGCCCGGGCGTCTTCGCCACGCCACTCGACAGGGCCACGGGGGCCTTCACGGGCTTTTTGTCGGCCCCCAAGACAGCCGCGCGCTGCGTGCCGCTCGCCGTCGGGTTCCCCTGGCTGTCGACCAGTTGATTAAACCCGACGTCCCAGGGCTTGTGGTCCCACTTCTCCTCCCGGTACGCGAACTCCCACACGGTTTCCCAGTATGGCTGCGTCGTGTCGGCCGAGCTCGAGGTCGCCTCTTTCTTGGAGGCGCTCTTGAACGCCACCTTCCAGGTCCTGGCGGGCGAACCGTTCCAGGTGCTGCTGTTCACCGTGTTCGACTGCGACCTGGCAATGGGAGACCAGGCGAGGTCCGTGTAGCACTTCGTCAGCGTGAGCGAAAACTCGCTAGACTCGCGCTCCGATCCTTCCAGAGGATCGCCGGCAGAGTTGGCGATCTTCACCCCGTCTTTGTCTTCAAACACCGGGATCGTGATCGTGGAGCCGCTGCCAGACCAGCTATCGTTCGGCATCCCCGTCTGCTGGTTCGGCGTGTTATCGGCCGGCGGAATGTAATACCGCACGGTGATCGACCACATCATCCCGTCGCCACTCTCCTCCGTGCAGTCAAATTCCATCGCCTTGTGGCTGGCGAAGTCCGGGTGGCCCGCACCAAACACGATGCCGGGAGCACGCGAGATCAGCGTCCTGGGCGTGAACGGAGAGTCGACGCGCACGATCCACTTTCGCGTGAACGTAAAAGACTCGCCGTATTTTCCGCTCACGCCAGTGCCGCGGGCGGTTTCCAGACATGCAACGACTGCCATACGTTACGCCCCCACCATGTCGAGGACTTCCATATCGTCGCCCTCCGAGACCGCGTCCCGGATCTGCTCGAGCACGCCCAGCTGTTGCTCCTGGACGTCGCCGGAGCCGCTCCGCATCAGGCGGAACATCTCGGCAATGCCTTCTTTCGATCGGCTGTCGGTAGCCTTGAGGGCCTCGGACGACGCGCCGGTGAACGCGGGCTCTGGGGCCGGCGGCGGCTCCTTGGGTGCCGCGACCTCGGCCACGCTCTGGGCCTGGGCGTTCCGCTGAGCCGCGGCCATGCCATCCGCCAGGATCGTCGAGAGCGGGCCGGCCCCCTGGAACCTGCCGACGCCTGTGGTCTCGCCTGTCACCACGTTGCCGGCCGCGGTGAGGGCCTTGCCGGCTGCAGCGTCGGCCCCTGCCGAGAGCTCGTTCGCCGACGCCTGCATTGAGTCGCCGAACTCCTTCCAGCCGGTGCCGGCCACGGAGTCAGGCAGTGCATCCATGATGGATGCCCCGTTGGCAATCACCCGAGAGATCAGAGCGGCCACGCCCTTGAACACGGCCTCGCCGGTGAACCAGATCGCCTGCAGGCCTGACACAACGCGATTAAAGACGTCGATCACCGTCCCGGCGTATTCAAACGCCGAGCCGATGCCGGAGATCATCCAGTCTGCGATCCCGGCCAGGAACTGGGCACCGACCATGATGCCCTCGCCGATGAACTGGCCGATGTTCGCGCCGCCGATGCCGCCGACCAGGTTCAGGAACGTGTCGGTCACGCCCTGGATGGCCGGGGCGAGAGAGGCCACAACCTGGCCCACGATGCCCTGGACGGCCATCTGGGCTTTTGCAAAGGCGTCAGACATGGAATTGACACTGGCCGCCTGGTCGTTCGTCAGGGCCAGCCCGAACCTCGCAGCCTCGTCAGTGGCCGCGGCAATCGCCCCGGCTCCGCCCTCGAACATGGGCAGCAGTTCGGCCCCGGCCTTGCCAAAGATCTGCAGGGCCGCCCGCGACCGCTCCGCAGCCGTCGGCAGTTGTGCAATTCCGTCGGCGATCGCCCGGAACCGCTCAGCGGGCGAGAGGCCCTCCAGCTGCTGCACGGACAGGCCGATCCCAGAGAACGCAGCCTGGGCCTGCTTGGAGCCTTGCGAGGCCTTCACGAACGCCACGTCGGCCTTCGTGGTCGCCTTGCCGATGGACTCCATCGACACGCCCACCTGCGCCCCGGCAAAGCCCAGGCCGGCGAGCTCGCCGTAGGTCAGCCCGAGCCGCTTGGCCAAGTCGCTCTGGCCGTCGATCACCTCGGCCTGGGCTGCGCCCATGCTGACGAAAGACCGGACGGAGTTGCCGACCACCGCGGAGATCTGCCCAAACAGTTGGGCCGCGTTCAGTGCGATCAGCGTGTTCAGCTTGCCGGCCAGCCGCTCGACTCCTGCCCCGGCCGCGGCCGTCGCCGCCCCCAGCCCCCTGGTGCCGCTGGTGGCCTGCCGTAGCTCGTCGTCGGCCCGGTCGACCGCCCTGGCGTATGTCTGTTGCGAGATCGCACCGGCAGCCAGCAGGCCGCGGAGCCGCTGCACTTCGTCGGCGTGCCGCTCCTCGGCTGTCCGCACCGACTGCGTGACGGCCGCCCCTTCGTTGAAGACTTGGGCCATCTGCTCCATCGCACGGCCGGCGGCTTCCATCTCTTGCCGCTCGCGGGCTGTCTCGCCCGTGAGTTCCGCCATGGCCCTGGCGTGTGTTTCCTGCGAGATAACGCCCTGGGCCAGGAGAGAGTTTGCCTGGGCAATCTCGCGCGATGCGTTTTCCTCGGCTGACGAGAATCGCATCGTCATCGCGGCCCCTGCCGCCACCGCAGCCGCAGACGACTCGGCCGCCTGCCCGATGAGATTCATCTTGGCCGCGAACTGCTCGGCCGTGATCCGGCCGGCCGCGAGGGCCTCCTGGGCCAGCATCGCCATCCGCTGGAACTGCGATAGCTTCGCCGCGGCAATCTCAGCCGCCGGCCCGACGGCACCGACGCCACGAGATGCCACCGACTGCATCCCCTCGAAAAGGCCCTTGAGCGTTCCGGCCTCGCCACCCAGCTGCCTGAATGAGCGGATGGCATCGGACACGCCAGCTTTCAGGCCTGACGTGCTTGCGGAGAACACCGCGGATACTTTGCCGATCGTCGCCATTACTCGCCCTTCAGCATTTGCTCGCGGAACGCAGGGATCTTCATGAACTCACGTCTGATGTCTTCTTCTGT